GGTGATGGGGAATGGCGGAGTGGGGGAAAGGTGTCTAAATCAGAACTCAAAGCCAGCTTGATACCGCTGGAAGACATGGTCGCCGAGGCCATAAACTATCTTCGGGAGAACGAACCACCAGAGGGGTATTATCTTGGATTCAGCGGTGGAAAGGACTCGATTGTCATACGCCAGCTTGCGTATATGGCGAATGTCCGTTTCTGGATGTACTATTCATGCACTCGGATTGATCCCCCCGAAGTCGTGCGGCACATAAAAAAACACTATCCTGATGTCGAGTTCGTCTATCCTGAAATGACCTTTTGGGAAGGGATAAAAAAGAAGGCCCCGCCTCTGCGCGTAAGCCGCTGGTGTTGTGATGTTCTAAAAAAAGACCCCGGAAAATCTGTCCCATTGAAACATCGTGTAATGGGCCAGCGTGCCGAGGAATCTATGTCTAGAGCCTCTAGACCGAGGACGGACGTGCTCAAGCGTTATAACTCTTGGACATATAAGCCTATATTTTATTGGAAAGAATGGCATGTGTGGGAGTTTATTAAGCTTCATAAGCTGCCCTATCCCTCTCTTTATGACGAGGGGTTTGACCGGATCGGTTGCGTTATTTGTCCGTTTATCTTTCACAATTATCCGGCAGCTAGAAAAAAAGTGGCTTTACATCGTGACCGCTGGCCTGGGATGTATAAAGCATTTGAAGCCGCGTGTAAGAAATGGTTTCAACGCCGTTTTATCAATGCTGATGGACAATTAACCAACAGAAAACACGACTCATTTGAAGAATACATAGAGGCATATTACCGAGGATTCGAGGAATGAAGGGTTGTCGCCCTCTCAGCAAAAAGGAATGGTCGCTGGTCTTCCATTCCGTGCGCGGGCCGAACCGGTTGCGGACCAAGGCTTTGTTGATCCTGGGGCGCAAGACCGGGTTTCGCGTGTCGGAACTCTTGAGCCTGCGTATCCGCGACCTGATACACGACGGCCAGGTCCGGCAGACCGTGACCGTCGAGCGGCAGAGCATGAAGGGCGGCAAGGCGGGCAAGGCGGACGGGCGGACCGTGCCCATTCACCCCGATGTCGCGCCCCATGTGCTTGCGCAGTTCGAAGACTTGAAGGAGCGCGGGTACTGGCGTCCCGACGACTACTTTTTTCAGAGCCGGGCCAAGGGGAACCACCCGATAGACCGGGTTCAAGCCTGGCGCGACTGCGTGGCCCCGGTGCGGTTGCGCCGGATCGAAGGGCAGGTCGGGACGCATGGGCTCATGCGCAAGACCTTTGCCAAAGAGAAATTGGACTACCTGACGGAGAATTGGACGCCGGGCAAAGAGGTGCCTTTCCATGTCCTGCAACGCTGTACCGGGCACAAGACGCAAGAGGCACTTATGGCCTATGTCCAGTTTGCCGACGAGGACGTCCAGGACGCTTTTATGAACTCCTGATTTCCCGGAGGCGAAAGGGAAAACAGCGATGAAAAACAGAGGCAGGAACACCCCCGCAAAAGGGGAAACGTCTTTCTACACGATCAAGGAAACGGCGGACATCCTCCGCGTGCATCCGTCCACAGTGGAACGCATGATCCGCGACCGGCGGGTTTCGAGTTGCCGCCCGGTCCACAAGCGGCTGATACCTAAGAGCGAGATTCACGGCTTGATAAACGGGAACTGGACACCGGCCACGCCGCCGGAGTAGGGTAAAACTATGAACGAAGTTGAAATGGCATATCGTTTGATGTTGCAAAAAGGTGTTGTGACAAAAGATGACTTTAGGCATGTGTTGAACTCCATGCCGGAAGCTGTCCAAGTTGCTGCCGCGATATGTGATACAGACACACAAGGCTTTTTTGTCCAGATAGAGGAAGAGACGGTTATAAGTGCCGTCTTTTTGCGTGAACTTTTAGACGTTATGCGTGAGCATGGTCAAACCTTGATCTACCCGGACAATGCAAGGGCACACTCGGAAATATTAGCTCGCGTTTTAGGTGTGCCCATACAATGCCAAGAAGCTACATTTTCCGATGCTGCCGACGATCTAGGTAAAGCCGATCGCGCATTCTTGGACGAGCTTGCCAAAGTGTTTGAACCGCTCGCCAAGCTGATACGCCTGCCCAAGCGACGGTAGAGCCGCCTTGCCTTTTCTCCTGGTCTTCCTTTATACCCGCTGTAAAGGAGGACCATCATGCGCTTTTTATCCGCTATCCTGTCGCTCGCGATTGTCTTGATATGTGCCGCCCCAGTCCTGGCTGGTGGCGTGTCCATATCTGCGACAGACATTGAGCCGATGTTGTTCCGCGAGGATTTGAGTTACGGCCTGGCGAACGACAACACAAAGGACTTTAAAGGGAGTTACCTGTCGCAATACCAAATCGTATACGTGACCATAGAAAACGGCATGAATAAGCCGGTCAACGTCAACCCCGGATACTTCACCTTGGCGTCGTCTGCCAGGAAGTCTTACAGCTTCAGTTCCGAGATGTTTGGCCTGAAGAACAATCTTCCGTGGATGAAGCTGCATGCCCTCAAGGCGACAAAGGTATTGCCGGGGACATCCGTGGAGGGCTTTTTGATGTTCGACAAAGGAGAAAAAGACGAATGGCCGGTGTCGCTCTATTTTGAGAGCCCCGAAACCAGTGGGAGTATCCCGGTCAAGCTTGATTCCAAGGCCAAATACAAGAAATAGCTCTCTACACCATCAAAGCCCCCTGAAAGCCCGTCGTAATCGACGGGCTTTTTTTGTGCCTGTCCGGGCGAGAAAAACCGCCCTGATTATCGCCGCCGTGAACGGATGTTAGCGCGGTGTATCCTGTATGCAAGCCTAATGTCCGTGGCTCGCGTGCGCGTTCCGTTGATATGATTTTGACCGTGATGAAACGCATCAAGCAAAAGTTACAGCATACGTGCAACGGCCTTCATGTGTATTGCCGCCTCCGGGGGGCGGGTCTGTCCGAAATGACGGCCCGCCTTCTTTCTTCGTGGTGGGAGCACGCCGTCGGCTGGCTCATCTATGCCTAACAAGGGAGCAGAGACATGGACAACGTTATTGCCCTGTTAATCGAACATTGGTGGCTGGCCGTCTGTCTGGCCGTTGCCTTGTTCTCCGTCGTGGCGCAGATCACCCCGAACAAGGTGGACAATCGTGTCTTGTTCTACCTGCTCAAGGTGGTTGACTTCATCGCCCTGAACTTCCGCAAGCCGACGATCCTGACCAAGTCCAAGGACGGCACGGTCGCCGTCGACTTTGACAAGTACAAGAGCGGGTTTATTCGCCCGCCGCTCATCGCCGGGTTTGCCCTCCTGGCTCTCCTAGTCATGGTTTGTACCGGGTGCGTCAAGAATGTCGCTCCGGCCCTGGAAAATCTCAGCCCCGTCGACAAGGCCATCGTTGTGACCGACGAGGCCACGAATGCCTATGAGGCTGTACGAGCCGAGTATGTCGACCTCGTCGATACGCTCGGCCCCGACAAGGCCGAGTGGATCAAGACCAACGTGGCCCCCATCCTCGACGAGGGGCGCGATGCCCTAGTCATGGTGCGCGAAAGTGTTGCCATTTGGAAGGCTACGCAGGTCAAGCCGGGTGAATACGACGGGCAGTTGGCTCGCATCCGCGTTCTCATCTCCGACGCCTGGGCCAAGATCGCACAACTGACCGAGAAGGGGGAATAGTCATGGTCGCTACCGAAATCATCACGTTCATTTCTGCGGCTATCAAGGTTGGCTACACGTTCGCTGAAATCACCGAACGGCTGTGCGCCGACGGGTACGAGGTCCCGACCCTGGAAGAGTACGAGGCCCGCACCGAGGACGTGCGCGACCTTCCCGACCTGGCCGAAGGCGAATAGATGGCCCTGCAAATCGACACGCGGATCAACGTGGCGACCGTCGGTTCAATCCTGGCGGTCGCTATCGCCCTTGGGCTGTACGTCGGGCGAATGGAAGCGTCGTATTCCGTGCGCATGGACGCAGCCGAGGCCGCAATTTGCGAGATCAAACAGGAGCAACAGAGAGGACGCGATAACGCCATCAAGATCAACGTTGTCATGGAACGAGTCGATGGCATCTATCGTCTGATGAAAGAGTTCAAAGACGAGTACAGGCGGGGCAACAGGCCGTGAAAATCAATGTCAAAAGCAATATCGGTCGAGTCCTCGGCCCGTTTCTCCTCGGGCTGTCTCGTAAACAACTGCCGTATGCAACTGCTTCGGCCATCAACTCGACGTGCTTTGATATCCGGGAGAATACGGTCAAGCGCACCTACCGTAAAGCGTTCAAGGTAAGAAACAGGAATTTCGCCCGTGCATCCTTCCGCGTGGGCAAGGCCAGCAAGCGCAAGCTGGAAGGCCGCGTTTACGACCGTCTTGGTCGAGAATGGCTTGAGCGTCAGGCGCAAGGCGGAACCAAGACGCCCGAGGGCAGCAACCTCGCCATACCTACCAGGAATATGAAGCGCACGGCCTCAGGCCGAATCGGCAAGGCCAAGCGTCCGCGCAACCTGCGAAACTCATTTGTGGCCGACCTGCATGGGCGCGGCAAGGCCGTCTATCAGCGGTATGGACGGAAGGGTAAGCATATCCGCCTTGCTTACGTCCTCAAGCCGAAAGCCCGCGTCGAGCAACGCTTTGACTTCTACGAAGACGCCCGCCGCGTCGTCGACAAAACCTTCGCGGGCCACTTTGCCAAGGCGTTCGCCTTCGCCGTCAGGACCGGCAGGCGATAACGATTATCAATTAAAAAAAGGTACTTCCAGGGGTTGAGAGCCGAGGGTAACGCGCCACCTCGGGATGTGGCTAGGCAGGGGAAAAAATTCAGAGGTGAACGGTGAACACGAATTGGATGAAGCAATGGCGGAATGGTTAAGCCAGCGAGCTTGCGCAAAAGAGTTGGGTTGTTCACCGGCCTACATCCAAAAGCTGATTAAAAAAAAAGGGTTAAGGACAAATTCAAAGAAGCAGGTTGAGCTAGGTGCAGCGCGGGCGCTGATATGTGGCGGTGGGAGTGTTCACCCCCGTTCACAGCCCGTTAACCAGACCAGCGAAACCGAAACCGACAGTCTCACCATTGAGCGGACACGCCTGGCCGAGGTCAACCGGAAGCTAAAAGAGGTGGAACTAGCGGAAAAGCGCAGGGAATTGGTCAGAGCGGAAGACGTCAAGTTGACGTGGACAAATGTGCTTTCAATTTTCCGGTCCCGTATGGCCGTACTGCCCGACAAGGTGGCGAACAAAGTGGCGAACATGACCGACCCCAAAGAATGCAAGCGGCTTGTGGCCGCATACGTCCGGGAGGCTTTGGACGAGTTGAGTTCACATGACGCAGGAAATGTATGTCGAAAACCTACAGGAGGTGACGAGTAGCGCTCTAGCAATGGTCGCACTTCCGCCGGAACTCAGCTTGAACGAGTGGGCAGAAGAATACGCCTATTTATCGGCTGAAAACTCGGCGGAACCTGGGAAGTGGCACACGATTCCATATCAACGGGGAATGCTCGACGCCATCACCAACGAGGATGTCGAGCAGGCGACTTACATGAAGTCGGCCCGCGTTGGCTACACCAAGATAATCGACCATGCCATCGGCTATTTCATTCACCACGATCCATCGCCGATCCTGTGTGTTCAGCCGACGCTAAACGACGCCCGCGACTACTCGAAGACAGAAATAGCACCAATGATACGGGACACTCCGGTTCTCCGGGGGCTGGTCAGTGATCCCAAGGCGAAGGACTCGGACAACACGATCCTTCAAAAGCAGTACCCCGGCGGCTCTTTGACATTGGTGGGCGCGAACAGCCCCACAGGTTTCCGAAGACTGACCAAGCGTGTCGCCCTGTTCGATGAGATCGACGGCTACCCGGTGGGCGGTGCCGGTTCGGAAGGCGACCAAATCAAACTTGGCGTCAAGCGAACCGAGACATACTCAAACCGCAAAATCGTCGTCGGTTCGACCCCGACAATCAAGGGCTTCAGCCGGATCGAACGCGAGTTCGAGCGGTCGGACAAGCGGTACTACTTCGTTCCGTGTCCGCATTGCGGCCACAAGCATCGGCTCACCTGGGCAAACTTCTCATGGGACAAGACCTATGACGAAAACGGCCAGGTCCTCGAACACCATCCAGAGACGGCACATTTCATTTGTCCGAACTGCGGGGCGGTGATCGAGGAAAAATACAAGCTGGAAATGCTCGAAGGGGGCGAGTGGAGAGCGACAAGACCGTTCAGGGGACATGCCGGGTTTCACATTTGGGCAGCCTATTCCGTGTTCGCAAATGCGGCCTGGGGGAAACTGGCTGCCGAGTTCCTGGACGTCAAGGACGATCCCGACACCCTACAGGTGTTCGTCAACACGGTCCTCGGGGAGACGTGGGAGGAGCAGGGCGAAAGCGCGAAGTCAGACGACCTCCTCGACCGGCGTGAGGACTACGGCCCGGAAGTGCCGTTCGAGGCCGGGTTGTTGACCGCAGGCGTCGACGTTCAGGACGACCGGCTAGAAATGGAGGTCGTCGCCTGGGGCGACGAGGGCGAAAGCTGGTCGATGGGCTACGAGATCGTCTACGGCGACCCTTCACGGCAAGCCGTATGGGACGAACTCGACGAGAAGTTGCTCAACGTCTACCGGCACGCATCGGGGAGGGCCATGCGGATCAAGGCCACATGCGTGGACTCGGGCGGGCACTTTACCGACGAGACATACAATTTTTGCAAACGCCGATACCGCCGCAACGTGTGGGCCGTGAAGGGTGCGAGCACATACGGAAACCCCATCGCCAACCCGATGGACAAGAAAAGGAGCCTGCGCGGAAAGCCGGTCATGTTGGGAGTCGACACGGCCAAGGATACCATACACGCGCGGTTGAAGGTCGCCGATCCTGGGCCGGGATTCTGTCACTTCCCGGAGGAGTACGACGAGGAATTTTTCAAGCAGCTAACGGGCGAAAAGCGGGTCACCAAGTTCGTCAAAGGACTCCCGCAACGGCGTTGGGTGAAGAAGAGCGCGAACAGGCGGGTCGAGGTGTTGGATTGCCGGGTTTATGCCCTGGCTGCCTATGCGCTCATCAACCCGGACATGAAAAAGATTTTGAAAAAGGTGCAGCAGGAGCGGGCCGAACCGGCGCGGGAAAAGGAAGATTCAGCGACCAAGAAAACAGGCAATCGCCGCAGCATGAGAGCGGCAAGCAAAGGGTTTGTGAACGGGTGGAAGTGATGAACATAGCGAAAGAAATTACCTCGGGCGATTCCCTCAACTGGAAAGAATCCGTTGCTGAATATTTGGCCTCCGACGGATGGACGTTGCGTTTCTCCCTGGTCAACGGGGAGAGCAATGTGAAGTTTTCCGCCTCCTCCGAAGGCGACGACTATGCCGTATGTCTGTCCGCGTCGACAACTTCGGCATGGCAGCCTGGACGCTACCGGTTTCAAGCCTACGTTGCCCGCGATGCGGACAGACATACGGTCGGCACGGGCACCGTCGACATTCTCCCCGATTTTTCGTCCGCCGCGACGTTCGACGGCAGGACGCACGCCGAGCGCGTGCTTGAAGCCATCGAGGCCGTAATCGAGAAACGGGCCAGCAAGGACCAGGAATCATACACGATCAAGGGGCGGAGTCTTTCCAGGACGCCTTTGCCCGACCTGCTTGTCCTGCGTGACAAATACAAGAGCGAAGTCCGCGCAGAAAAGCGGGCTGAGAAAATCCGGGCAGGCAGGAAGCCCGGCAACAAAATCCTTGTGAGGTTCTAATGCTCGGATTGTTTAAGAAGAAGGAGCCTGCCCGCCGGAAATATCCGACTCCCCGGCGTGTTGTTTCCAACCGTCCCGGATATGTCCGCCGCATGACCCGCCAGGCCAAGAGGTCGAGGGGAAGCCGTCGAACCTATGACGTGTTGAAAACAAACCGTTTGACCAGCGATTTTCTTGCTCCCATTGAAAGCGCCGACATGACCGTTCGCGGGAAGCTGCGCAAGGCTCGCGGATTGTCGCGCAACCTGTGTGCGAACGATCCGTTTGCCAAGAAATTCCTGCGGCTCATGGCGACCAATGTTGTCGGCCCGCACGGTGTCGGCTTTCAGAGTCGGGCGAAAGACCCTGGCGGAGAACTCGACCGGCGTGCGAATGAAATTATCGAATCTTCCTTCAAGGATTGGGGAAGGAGAGGAACAGCCTCGACCAATGGCCTTTTGTCCTGGCTGACGTTGCAGACCTTGGCAATAACCTCAGTTCCCCGAGACGGCGAAATCTTTTTTCGCGTTATCGAGAATTTCCCGAACAAGTACGGGTTTGCCCTGCAACCGCTTGAGGCCGACATGATCGACGACGAACTCAATGGGGTCGCCAAAAACGGCAACGAAATCCGTCTCGGCGTGGAAATCGACGAATGGCAACGCCCTGTTGCCTACTACGTTTTGACCAACCATCCCGGCGACTATCAGTATTCGACCGGGCAGCGACATGAGCGCATACCCGCTGAGGAGATGATCCACCTTTATCTTGTGGAACGTGTCGGCCAGACTCGCGGCATCCCTTGGTTTCTGACGTCCGCGCAGCGGATGCGGATGCTGTCCGGCTATGAGGAAGCCGAACTTGTGGCCGCGAGAACCGGCGCGAGCAAGATGGGATTTTTCTACGACGGGGAAAACGGCGATACCTACGAAGGCGACGACGAAGACGAAGACGGCAATATCCTCACCGAAGTTGCACCGGGACAGTTGGAGCGGCTGCCCCATAACGTCAAGTTCGAGGCGTTCGATCCGCAGCACCCGACCACCGCGTTCAAGGATTTTCACAAGGGCGTATTGCGCGGCATCGCCGCCGGGCTCGGGCCGTCTTATAACGGCCTGGCCTCCGACGCCGAAAGCGTCAGTTTTTCCAGCATCCGGCACTTCACGCTTGAAGATCGTGATTTTTATATGAGTCTGCAATCCTGGATCATCGAAGGGTTGCACGACCAGATGTATCCCCGGTGGCTGCGCATGGCCTTTCTGACCGGGGAAATATCCCTGCCTTTTTCCAAATTCAACAAGTTCAACGCCCCCCATTGGCAGCCGCGCCGGTGGGAGTGGGTCGACCCGGCCAAGGATACCAAGGCCAAACGTGAAGACCTGGGGCTCACTGCATCGCCGCAACAGCTTTGCCTTGAGCGTGGCCGGGACTTTTACGAAATGGTCGACGAAATGGCAGAGGCTCAGGATTACGCCCGACAAAAGGGCGTCACCCTGGCAACGGCAAACCCTGAAAAGCAGGAGGAGAACAGTGCCGAAGCAGAGTCTTCAGACAAGGACGATTGAGTCCGGCCCGCTTTACCGCGAGTTCGCCCTTAACCGCGAGGCGGTAAACGAAGAGGAACGGACCGTCGAACTGTCCTTTTCCTCGGAAGAGCCTGTCGGGCGGTGGTTCGGGAACGAAATTCTTGACCATTCCCCCGGCAGCGTCCGCCTTGCCCGTTTGCGCAACGGCGGAGCCATTCTCATGGATCACGACCGCCGTGATCAAGTCGGCGTCGTCAAATCGGTTGAAATCGGGACGGACCGCAAGGGGCGGTCCGTTGCACGCTTTGGGAAAAGCGCGCGGGCCGAGGAAATCTTCCAGGACGTGAAAGACGGTATCCGCACGTTGGTCAGTGTCGGCTATCGGATTTACCGGATGATCCTGGAAAAGACCGACGAGGACGACGAGACATACCGAGCGATGGATTGGGAACCCTACGAAATATCCATCGTCTCGATACCCGCCGATACTTCTGTCGGCGTCGGCAGGGACGCAGACAACGACATCAACCAAATCACCATCGAGGGAGCAAAGAAAATGCCCGAGAAGAAAGACCAGCACACCCCCGCCACCGACGTCCGCAGCGAACCCGCTGCCCCGGTGGTCGACGTCAACGCGGCCCGCGAAGAGGCCAAGCGCGAAGAGGCTGCCCGCATCCGCGAAATCACCGCCATCGGCGAGATGTTCGACATGCGCGACATGGCGACCGAAGCCGTAAACGGCGACACTTCCGTCGCCGATTTCCGCAAGGACATTCTCGAAAAGATGGGCAAGCCGCGCAAGTTCACCCCCGTCGCCCCGGAACTGAACGACAAGGAAAACCGACAGTATTCCATCCTGTCGGCCATCCGTTCCAGCCTGAACGGCGGTTCCTGCTACGAGCGGGAGATTTCCGACACCATCGCCAAGAAACTCGGCAGGGACACCGAGGGCATTTTCGTGCCGACGAATCTGCGGTTCACCCCGGACATGGTTCAGCAGCGTGCCCCGCTGAACACCGGCACGGTGGCGACCGGCGGTGCCCTGGTGCCGACCGAACAGATGTCCATGATCGAACTGCTTCGCAACCGCATGATGGTCAAGCGGCTCGGCGCGATGGTCCTGGCCGGGCTGACCGGCGACCTGGCTTTCCCGAAAAACACCGGAAGCGCTGAACTGTCGTGGGTGGGCGAAAATCCCGGTTCCGACGGCGACGAATCCGAAGCAAGTTTCGATCAGCTCGACATGAGCCCGAAGGCTGCTACCGCCACCACGGCCTACACGAAAAAACTGCTCGCGCAGTCGTCGCCCGACATCGAGTTTTTCGTTCGTAACGACCTCGCCACCATCAACGCCCTGGGCCTGGATTTCGCGGCCATCGCCGGAACCGGCGTCGGCTACCAGCCTACCGGCATCCTGAACACGTCCGGTATCGGTATGGTCGTAGGCGGCGACAACGGCGCGGCCCCGGTTTGGGGCGACATCGTCGACCTGGAAAGCGCGGTCGCCACGGCGAACGCCGACGTCGGCACCCTGGCATACCTGACCAACGCCAAGACGCGCGGGAAGCTCAAGCAGACCGTGAAGGCTGCCGGAACCGCGCAATTTATCTGGCAGGACGGCAACGAACCGGGATTCGGCATGATGAACGGCTACACCGCCGGGGCGTCCAACCAGGTCCCCCGCGACCTGTCCAAGGGCACCGCCAACGCCGTTTGCTCGGCCATCATCTTCGGCAACTGGGCCGACCTGATGATCGGCGAGTGGGGCGTCGTCGAAATTCTGGCCGATCCGTACAGCAAGAAGAAACAGGGCCTTATCGAGGTCACCAGCTACGCCCTGTGCGACATCGGCATCCGGCACGAAGAGTCCTTCGCCGTCATGAAGGACGCCCTTACCAACTAACCGACAATCAGGCGGGGAGGGCTCTGCGCGAGCCCTCCCCGTAGCCAAGAGGTACAGACCATGAAAATCGAGATCATCGAAGCGACCGTCGCCAACGGCAAGGACGTTTTCCCCGGCCAGGAAATCGAACTGAACGACCGCGAGGCCAGCAATTTGATTCGCTTGCACAAGGCCCGCCGCCCCGGCGGTCGCGAGTCCGCAGGTTCCGGCCCCATGACCATGGCCGACCTGAAAAAGCTGAACAAGGGAGAACTCATCGAGAAGGTGAACAGCGAGTTCGACCTCAACGTCGGCGATGAAATGAAGGTCGCCGAAATCCTCGACCTGGCCGAAGACGCCATCGAAGAACGGGGCGAATAAATGGACTTCAACGAGGACCTTGCCGACATGCTCGACCCCGAGGACTTTGGCGATGTCGCCGCTTTCGGCGGCATCACGGTCGACGGAATTTATGATGTCGAGACTGTTGAAATGGCAGCCGGTCACGGGTTCGTCATGTCCAAGGTCCACACCTTCACCTGTCAACAGACCGCCTTGCCCGAGTGGGCGGGGAAGGGCACCGAACTCGGCATCGCGGGCGGGGCCTTCGTTGTCGGGAAAATAGATACCGATGATTCCGGCCTCGTTGAACTGACCTTGGAGGTCATCAAGTAATGGCGCACGTCAGAACGCAAATCAGAGAAGCCATGAAGGCGGCTTTGACCGGGCTGCCGACAACCGGCGCGAAGGTCTTCAAGTCGAGGGATTGGCCGAGGAACGCCGAAGAACTCCCCGCCCTGCTCATCTACAGCGGCCCGGAATCGTCCGAGCCGGTCGATTTCGACGAGGCCACGGACCGCGATTATGACGTTGTCGTCGAAGTGGCCCTCTTTGCCGGAGCGGATGGGATAGACGATTTCATGGACCAAATAGCCGTCGAGGTCGAAAACGCCGTTCAGGCCGACCAGACCTTCGGCGGTCTGGCAAAAAGCACGACCCTCACCGGGTCGGAGCCCGATGTCAACCTCGACGGCGAAATGCCGTTCGGGTCGTTGGCAATGACGTACAGCGTCAACTACGTCGCCGACTCTGACCCCGAAGAAACCTTGTAAGGAGCAATCAAAATGGAAGCAAAGCCCGAATACCTGAAAGGGACCAAGGCAAAGGCCACGCTCGACGGGGTGAAGATCAAGGGGCTGAACACCCTGACCATTCCGCAGCCCGTTCGCGACACCTTCGTAATCGAGGAGTTCGAAGAAATCGACTTCGAGGAAACCAGCGACCTCAAGTGGGAGCGGGGAAAGATGGCCGGGAACTACATCAAAAACGACGCGACCGGCCAGGCCGCGCTTCGTGCCAAGCTGTTCGCTGACGAACCGCTTATCGACCTCCGGCTCTATGAGGATGAAAGGGATTTTTGGGCACCTGATGTCGCTGCTAAGTCCTTTTCCTGCTTTAAGCTGGTCGGGATCACTCCGCCCGAGGTGCAGAAAAACGCCGTTGTCCCGTTCTCCTGCGACATCCTGGTTCAGGGCAACCTCGCCCGTTTCGGGGCGCACCTGACCGGCTCCGGCATCGCCTTTGTCTCCGGTTCCGACGAGACGGGGGACACCATCACCGATACCGGCTCCGGTTTCCTGACCGCCGGTTTCAAAATCGGTCAGACCGTCATTGTTGAAGGAAGCGACCGCAACGACGGGCAATACACCGTTGCCGGAGTGGCTGCCGGGGAGCTGACCCTGTCCAGCACCGGCGACCTGGTCGACGAGGGGGCGGGCGAGTCCTTCGCCCTGCACGGCGGAAGCATGACCATTTAACCACAGACCGCCGGGCCAATACAGGCCCGGCGGATTTCAGGAGATATACATTGCCGAAAGTTCAAGCCGAGAAAACCGCCATTTTCCCCTTTGAGGACGGGAAGGTCGAAATTCGTGCTTTCCTGCCCGGCGACCCCCTGACCATCGACGCGGAAACCACCGATGTCAAACGTGAATACCGGGTGACCGAATCGGGCGATATCGAACCCATCATTACCGCCCTGACCAACCGCAGGCGCGACATGGAGTTGACAGTCTGTCGCCGCGTCGTCTCCTGGGATGAAACGTTCCTCGACGAGGGAGACAGGCCCATGGAGTGCAACGACAAAAACAAGATCAAGGCGCTCGACGGCATGGACGGGTTTTTCAACTTCGTGAAGCAGAGCGGAAAGAAGATCGACGCCGATGTTCGCAAGGAAAAGGAGGCGGAAAGAAAAAACTCCGGGAATACGCCGTCTGGCTCGGCGAAGGCGGCGACAAGGTAGGCAGTTGCGAGGACTGCCGGGAGATTTATGCCGAATTTGAGCAGGAACCGCCGTGCGATAAGTGCCGCCCTCCGGCCCTCATGCCGGGGAACATCGAGGCCGCGCATATCTACTGTCTGTGTTCCGGGCAATGGCGCACGGTCGGCAGGCTCAGGGAGCGCATCGACCTCGACATCGTCGCGGTTAAAACGGTGATGGACCTTGAAGGCGTCCCGGATCAACGGGAGTGCCTGTCAAAGGTCAGGGACATCGCAAGGACAGTCTTGGAGACGAAACATGCCCAAAGTTAAAGGCCCGAGCGTAGAAACCAGACTGACAGCCAATACGACCGATTTTGATGCAAAAATGCGGGGCGCATGGTCCAACGTCAGGCGGCTCGACGGGGCCGTGACCGGACTCGGCGCGGTTATGGGCGGGCTTGCCGTGGCGCAGTTCGCAAAATCCGTGTTCGATGCCGGGGTCAGAGCGGAAAGATCAGCGAAATCATACGAGGCCATCACCGGGAATATCCGTGACGCTGGCGTCGAAATGGATTTTGTCCGTAAAGAGGCCGACAGGCTTGGCCTGGTCTTCTACGACACTGCCGACGCTTACAAGTCCCTATTCGCGGCTTCGCGCGGGACCGCCATGGAAGGCGAGTCGACCCGCAAGATCTTCATTGCCCTGACCGAAGCCGGGACGGCTTTGGGGCTCAGCAACGACGAGATCAACGGCTCGCTCTATGCCGTTACGCAGATGATGAGTAAAGGCAAGGTCCAGGCCGAGGAATTGCGGGGCCAGTTGGGCGAGCGGTTGCCCGGAGCCTTCCAGATGGCGGCGCAGGCCATGGGGGTGACCACCGCAGAACTCGACAAGATGCTCGCTGACGGTCAGGTCATGGCCGACGACCTGCTCCCGCGCCTTGCCGACCTTATGCACGACAAATACGTCGATGGCGCGGAAGCCATGGCCGACGGTCAGGTCGCCGCCGTAAACCGCATGCAAACCGCATGGGATGATTTCAAGACGAGCCTGTCCAGCAGTTCGGCGGCTGTCGGCGGCGTCAACGCCATAACGTTCGCCCTTGAAGGCGCTACCGAGGGTGTTGAAGGGCTGGGCCGCATGTACGAGACAACCGCCGCCATGTGGCGCGGCGAACTCGGCTTCGGGGAGTGGCTGACCATGAGCCACGACGAGGCCGAGCACTGGCTTGAAACCGTCACCGAAGTCGAGAAGCTGGAAAACCGCATCGCAGACTTGCGACTCCGGCAGCGCGGCCAGATGTACAAAGACGAGAAGGAAGCCACCGAGGCGCAGATCAAGGAACTCGAAGCCGAACTCGCGACGGCCAAAGATGAGCAGCGGCTCAATGCCATGAAGGCCATCAAGGGCGACACGCTTGGGTACGGTGACATGTCGTGGACCAATGATAAACCGGACGCGACCGAAGAGCAGAAGGCCAGCGCAGAGGAGTTGGAACGGATCAGCGACCGCATGACCAATGCCATCAACAAAAATGCCCTCAACCGGTACGACTATCAGCGCGAGAAACTGCGCCTTGAGGTCGAGGATTACCGGGCGAAAGGTGTGTCGGTGGCGGAAATCGAAAGGTACACGGCTAGCGAACTCAAGAGGATCAGCAACGAGGAGGCCGAGGCCAAGTCCAAGGAAGCCAAGGCCGTCGAGCAGAGAGCGGCCAAGGAACTCGCGCAGATAAACGACGAGTTGACCGACACCTACAAGCAGAACACGCTTTCCCGTTTCGACTATGAGCGCCAGAAAGTGCAGGAGAACGTTGACCACGCCCGAGAGCTTGGCGCGTCCTACGCCGACATAGAGCGTTACCAATCGTCCGAGTTGAAGCGCATCCGCGAGGAGGAGACGGAATACCTCAAGGATGAGGCCGAGAAGGCGCACAAGCAAACCGACAAATGGAAAGATAAATTCGGCGAACTCGGCGACGTGGGCGAAGACGCCTTCGGGCAGATCGGGTCGTCCATGACGTCGAGTTTCAAGACCGGCGACCATTTGCTTGACGGGCTCATCGACAAGCTGTTGGACGTCGCCGTGATGAACCCGTTTGAGAATTTTATCACTTCCGGCAGCAAGTCCGGGAAAGGGCTTTTCGGCCTTGGTTTCCTTGGGTTCGCCGACGGCGGTGTTTCCAACAGTCCCGGCCTCGCCATGGTTTCGGAGGGCCGCTACAAGGAGGAGGCTCACGTCCCCTTGCCCGACGGCAGGACCATCCCCGTGACCCTGGACGGGGCTACCGGATCGGTTGCCTATTTCGATATCGACGTCACTGTCGACGGTTCATCCGGCAATCAGGAGCAGGATGAACGATACGCCGACACCATCGCCAAGACGTTGGAAAAGCGTCTTGACGCGGCCATCAACGCGAAGATTCGCCAGGCTCAACGGCCCGGCGGGATTATGAACGGAGGGCCGAAGATATGAGCATTCCGTTTCTTCCGACCGATTTGCCCAAACCGTCATTGTCCATGCCGAGGGACAGGGAGGCCAGGGCCAGGGAACTCACTTTCGGCGACGGCTACAACCAAAGTTCCGAAGATGGCCTAAATTCGATTCAAGACACCGTTTCGCTGTCTTGGCCCGGCCTGACCGAGGAACAGGCCGACAGACTCGACGATTTCTTCTCCGAAAGGGCCGGGGTCAGGCCGTTCTACTGGCAATATCCGCGTGCCGCCGCCCCGCAAAAGTGGAAGTGCCGCAAATGGACGCGCGTGCCGAGGAAAGCAAAGGGGCGGGACAGCATCACGGCCACTTTCAAGGAGGCGTTTGACCTTGACTCTTAGCAGCGATTCGCAACGGTCCGCGCCGGGCAAGATCGTCGAACTGTACGACCTGGACGCCACGGCCATCGGCGGCGCCGTGCATCATTTTGTCAAGGATACCGATTTCGGCGAGCCTGTCGTCTGGCGTGGCAACGCATACGCCCCTCTCCAATTCGAGGCCGACGGGTTCGAGACGAACGGACAGGGAACATTGCCGAGGCCGACACTTCGCGTCTGTCACATTAATACGGCCTTTGTCGCCACGGTGTACGAGTTTAACGACTTGGTCGGGGCGACCGTGACGCGGTGGCGCACCCTGGCCCACTATCTCGACAACGGGACGCAGGCGAACGGCGAAGAATATTACAATCTGGACATATACAAGATCGACCGCAAATCCGGGCAGAACAAGGTTTACATAGAATGGGAACTTGCCGCGCCAATGGATCAGGAAGGCAAGAAGATACCTGGGCGGCAGGTCGTGCGTGACGCTTGCGGAAAAATATACCGCGTATGGGATGGCTCCGCTTTCGATTACAGGCGGGCGACGTGTCCATATACCGGCTCTGTCTCTTTTGATGCTTCCGGGAATGTTACGACTGCGGCAGGCGACAAGTGCGGGAAAAAAGTTTCTGACTGCAAACGGCGCTTCGGAAAGGGACCGTTGCCTTTTGGGGGCTTTCCGGGAGTGGCGAGGGTAAGATCATGATTGATAAAATCACTATGGAAGCGGCAATGGAACACGCCCGGCAGGCCTATCCGAGGGAGTCGTGTGGCGTAATTGTCAATGGAGAATATCTGCCGAGAAAGAATACGGCGCAAGCCCCTGAATCGGACTTCCGCATCTCGCCGCAAGGGTGGGTTGCTGCGGAATGCAAAGGGCAGATCAAGGCTGTTATCCACTCGCACCCGAACGGCCCGGCGCACCCGAGCCATCACGACATGGCCGGGCAAATCAACACCGGACTCGCCTGGGGTATCGTGCCCATGGTCCAGGGGGTTGCCCGGCATCCATTCTTTTGGGGGGGCGACACTCCTATCCCCGACCTGGAAGGCCGCGAGTGGCGTCACGGCGTCACTGATTGCTATTCGTGCGCCCGCGACTGGTACAGGTTGACGCAGGGCGTCACCATCCTCGATTACGCCCGCTCCGATGAGTGGTGGGAAGGAAACGACGACCTGCTCAAGAATAATTTCCAACAGGCCGGGTTCGAAGCGGTCGCGCATGGCCTGGAACCTGGTTTCAATTTCATGGTTGGTGACGGCTTCCTCATGCAGATCGGCGGGGACAAGCTGAACCATTGCGGCGTCTACCTGGGCAACGGGCTCATGTTGCACCACCTGCGGAACCGGCTGTCGCGGACAGAGCCGGTCAACCGGTGGCGCAAGTTCATCCGTCTGGTCGTTAGGAGGGCTTCGGCATGATGCGGACCGTGTACTTGTATGGCCAGCTTGCCGAGTTGTTCGGGGGGCCGTACAGGATTGATGTCACCACGCCAGCCGAAGCGGTAAGGGCTCTCGGGATCATCTTGGGTGACAACTTCATCAAGACCATCCAGGGCGGCGAGTGGCATATCGTGGCCGGGGATTGCCTCGATGATGGGGAAGATTTCGGAACCGAGGAGCTTTGCCATTTCGGCCTGGGAACGAGCGACCTGCATATCGCCCCGGCCGTCTCCGGCTCGGGCGGCGGTTTTTTCAAGGCCATCCTTGGGGTTGCATTGCTCGCGACTGCGGTGGTTACCGCCGGGTCGTCTCTATTCCCCATGGGCATCGCCATGAACGGCACGGCGTTTACCGCGTTCGGGGCAAGCGTTACCTGGGGCAACCTGGCGACATTGGGCGGCATGATGGCTTTGTCCGGCGTGGCGGATATGTTGAGCCCTACGCCGAAACTTACCTCCGGCTATGCGAGCAGGGAAAGTGCCGACGACCAGCCCTCATTCCTGTTCAATGGTGCGCGGAACACCAGCGAGCAGGGTGGCCCCGTCAACATGGTCTACGGAAAGCATCGCACGGGATGGACGCTTATATCGAGCGGTACGTCTGTCGAGGACATAGAGGCCAAGGGCGGAGGAACCGGGAGAGAGCGCGATAATACGCTCCGCAGCAAATCGGTTACCAGGGCCGTCGGTATCTTGAGCGAAGGGGAAATCGGCGGGCTTGTCGATGGCGCAAAATCCATATTTTTTGGAGATACGCCCCTTATGGCGTCCGATGGGACATACAATTTTGACGGCGTATCTTGGGAAATCCGGCACGGTACGCCGGATCAGGATTATATCCCCGGATTTCCCGAAATAGAGAACGAAACCGAAGTTGCCGCCATGGTAACCCATGACAATCCGGTCGTTCGGAGCATCACGAACAGCGAGGTCGACGCGGCACGGGTGCGGATACGCCTGTCCGAAGGGTTGTTGTCGCAGAGTTCCAGTAGTGGATGGATCGGAGCGGCTACAGTGAAGGTCGCCATCGACATCCGCGAACCTGGCGGGGCCTGGACCGAGGCCAAGGCTGATACGTTTGCTGGCAAGGCAATGTCGGAATACGAAAGGTCTTACAGAATAGAGAAGCCGAGAGCGTGGTCGTCTTGGGATATCAGAGTGCGCCGGACGACGGGCGATACCGATTCCGCCTACATCAAGGATTCGGTGACCTGGCAGGCTATTACCGAGATCATTGACGCGAAGCTCACCTATCCCGACACGGCGGTAATTTGTCTTACCGTGGATGCCGAACTCTTCGGCAATTCAGTGCCGACCGTATCTTTTGACATCTACGGCATCAAGGTCGAGGTCCCGAATAACTACGATCCGCAAGCGCGGACCTATGACGGGATATGGGATGGAACGTTTAAGATTGCCTGGACGAATAACCCGGCATGGATCGTCCGCGACGTTTTGACCTCCGATCGGTACGGCCTTGGTCTGGTTGATGTCGACAAGTGGATTCTCTACGAAATGGCCCAATACAACGACGGTCTTGTTCCTGATGGATATGGGGGAACCGAGCCGCGTTTCACCCTCAATATCGTTTTGCAGACGCAAGAAGAGGCTTACCATGTCGTCAACTCGCTGGTGTCTTCCATGCGGGCAATGTGCTATTGGGCGAGCGGAACCGTAGCCTTTTCGCAGGATAGTCCAAATCTTCCCACGTTGAGCCCAATTTCTGCGGCAAACGTTGAGAACGGCGATATTAATTACCAGGGGACGAGCGAGCGGAGCCGTCATACTGTCGCCCTGGTCACTTGGAATGACCCGGATGATGCATGCCGCCCCGCCGTCGAAGTCGTCGAGCATACTGAGGGCATCGCGCGATACGGCTGGCAGCCGATAGATATTGTCGCCATTGGCTGCGACTCGCGCGGCCAGGCGCATCGCCTCGGGAAATGGACTCTCGATACCGAACAAAACGAGACGGATATTGCATCATGGGTGAATGGTCTTGACCACGCCAACGCCGTCCCCGGCGAGGTGATCCCCATTGCCGACGAGGTCGTGGCCGGGGTTCGCATGGGCGGGCGGATCAAAAGTGCCGACGGATTAAGCATCACCATAGATGCCCCGGTAACCATCGAAGCGGGTGAAGGGTACGTCTTGACGGTTGTGTTGCCGGACAACACCACCTCCGACAGGGTCTTGACCAACGCGCCGGGGAATACGGACGTTCTCACCTTCAATGACGAATTGAGCACTGTGCCACAACTCGGCGCAATGTGGGTTATATCTGCAACCAACGCCGCAAAGCGTCTTTTCCGCATCGTCGCAAATCGGAATGAGGATATTCACAAGTTTGAACTCCTGGCCCTGGAACACGACCCCGACAAATTTCTCCGAGTTGAACAAGGCGTGCAGTTTGATCCGAAACCCGTGTCGGTTTATCCGACAGGACCGGTTGCAAAGCCGACATCGCCTGCCATAGACGAATACCTGTATACCTCCGGCGACGGGGTTTCCCCTGGTGTGCTTTTGTCCTGGGTTGCGGCGAAGGACAAAAGGGTAACCCGTTACGAGGTCGAGATAAAACGTCCTGACGGGGTGTGGGAGCCTGGCGGCACGACTCCGACGGTATCAAAGGATTTCCAGAACACACGCAACGGTTCCTATGGGTTCCGCATACGGTCGTTGACCGCGACAGGTCTACAATCACGTTGGCTGACAATGGATAACATCGAGGTTGTCGGTCTGAACCAGCCGCCTAACGATGTCCAGAATCTGGTCATGTGCCAACGGAATGGACAAGGCGTAATAGCCTGGGACGCTGTCGTCGATTGGCGCCGAATGATTTACTACGAAATCCGCAAAGGAACATTATGGGATACCGCCATGCCGCTCGGGCAAACGCATGAATTGACCTATCCCGTAGGTACTAACGGGACGTACATGGTTAAGGCCGTGGCCGGTGGTTCGTATTCTGACAATCCGGCGATGGTGGTGGTTGACGGTTCAGGCAGGCTTACAGCCAATGTTCTTGCCGAGTATGACGAAGCCGCGAACGGTTGGCTTGGCACGTTCGGCGGATCGGCCATTAAATCAGACGGAAACATCATCCTTTCAAATCCGCTTTCAGACGGTTCATACACCATCCCGGAAGAGCATGTCGTATCCTTGGATTCTCCGGCGTTATGCAACGTATCGGTAGACTATCAACTCTATGGGTCCGGTCTTAACGAGGACATCTATGATGTTGTGAATATCTACGACATCACAGATTTGTATGGAGGATATGGGCAATATGTACACGCCACAGTTTATATTAGAACTATGGTCGATGGGGCATGGGGTGAATGGCGCAAGTATATTCCAGGATCGTATTACGGCGAGCAATTCGATTTCCGTCTTCTTTTGACGAGCGAAATGCCCGATGTGGTCCCATTGCTTACCGAATTTTCGTTCTGCGTTGATGTGCCGGATAGAGGGGAACGAAAAGATAATCTTGTCATTCCTCCGCTCGGACTGGACGTCAAGTTCTCCACTAAATTCAATGTCGTCCCAACTGTCGTTACACAAGTTGTTCAAGCCGAAGGCGGAGAGGATGTAGAGTTATCAGGAGTCTCTGAGACTGGGATGTCTGTAAAAGTAAAGGATAAGTCCGGCGTATATGCCGAACGCACGATTAACTTTATTGCACAAGGGTATTGATATGTCGCAAGTTCCTATTTCATTCCCGGAATCACCGCTGTCCGGGGCGCAACTTATAGCCCGGCTCATTAAATTATTTGAATCATCGATTTCGAATCGTTTTGGCGATGTGCGGCCCAACGACATTCAACGCGGTGAGACATGGGTGGATTCGGCGGATGAGCCTGTATTGAAGTTGAAAATATGGACCGGAAACGTTGATGTCCAACTTATGACCGTCAATACCGAATCGGGTTCAGTTGGAATTGATGCATCTACATTCGGCAGACAACCTCCTGCCTATTTCACGAACTCTGCTCATTTAAATTTTAATCCAAGCGAATCGAGTCTGGAATCGACAAATGTGCAATCTGCAATTAATGAACTTTCGTTTCGCACAAAACTTATTGAAAATATTGAAGAATTGTCTAAAGGTGGTGTCATTGTCGGCAACGCGGACGGAAACGCAGTGGAGTTGGTAGGGAAGCCGAACAAATATCTTGGATGGGACGCACAGGGCAACGCGGTCGCCACCACGGGGGGGATGCCTCCGGGAACCAGGCTGATGTGGCCGAGCGACACCCCGCCGGTCTGGGGCTTGGTCGAGGATGGGGGCGAATACAGCCGCGCGGTGTACGCGTCGTTGTTCGCCGTCATCGGCACCATTTTCGGGGCGGGCGACGGCGCGACGACGTTCAACGTCCCTGATTCACGTAATCTCTTTGACAGGGCTGCCCCCGCTGGCGGAAACGTCGGAGTCTACCAGGCGGATGCGTTTGCCTCTCATCGGCATTCGATCACGTCCTCTACCTCCAACAAAGGTGTTAGTTCGGGAAGTAACACTGGAGCGCAACGGCCTACTTCCACTACTACATCCTACAGCGGCGACGACGAAACTCGGCCGAAAAACAGGCAGTACCTGCCCATAATTGTCTACTAGGAGGCGAGATGGTCATCTATCACTTTGACCGCGAAACCGGGGAATATCTGTGCAGCGGCGTGGCCCGGGTCGATCCTTTGGAAAAGCTCCCCGTGGTACCCGCGCATTCTACGAGCGCCGCGCCGCCCGCAGTGCGCGAGGGCGAAGCCGCTGTGTGGGTCGATGATGGCTGGTGGACCATCGTCGAAGACCATCGCGGCGAATCAGGCTACCTCGACGGCGAGCCCATCACCGTCAGCGACCTTGGGCCCTTGCCGGACGGCTGGAGCGACACACCTCCCGCGCCCGCCCCGCCGACCGCCGATGAGGTCCGGGAGGAGCGTGACCGACGACTGCGTGAGGGCGACAAGCGGGTGTTGCAGCTCGCCCGCCAGGTGCGCGAGGCGGTGCGCGGCGGAATAGACACAACCGCCATGGAAGCCGATCTCGCGGCGTGGGACGCGCACCAGACCGCGCTGTGCAACGTCCCCGACCAGCCCGGGTTCCCGGCGACGGTGGAGTGGCCGGTTCCCCCGGCGGAGTAGACCTTTCAAATATGTTGGGAGGTATGCCTTCATGCGCACAGGGAAAAAGGGATTCGAACCGGCGGAATTTACGGGATTCAAATTGTTGGATCATGCCGCGCACCCGATAGTTGTGGCAATGTTGTGGGTGTCAGGCATAACTCCTTGAAATATAAAAAAGAGGGAGGGTTCGAATCCCTCCCTCTCCGCCAATTTTTCTTTGTGAATACAGCGCGTTGCGCTGTTTGTGGTTGGCTGCGGCGTTGTGGGAATGTTGTGGGAGATTCCCTAGCCGTTGTGGGCTTTTCTCATGTCGATGAGCTTGCCGGACTTTTGAGCCTGCCGGACTATCTTAGCCATCGCATGAGCGCCCTCTGTCTGCATTTGGCAGTATCGGTCAAATGCTTTGTTGGTTTCGTGGCCGGAGGCTTCTTTTGCTCCTTCACGTCCGACCATCTTTGCTAGTTCGGTGACGGTCGTATGCCTGGTGCTGCCGTACAGGTCCAATTGTTCGACGCCCAGCGCCTTGCAAGCGCGTTTGAACCATCGGTATATGTACTTGTTGCTAAACGGTTGTCCCGGCTCGATATTGTTGTTGATCCGGGTGTGATGCCGGAAGAACTTCACATTTGGCAGGGCCGGGAACATGGATTTCATTTCCTTGAGCAATTCCCGGTGTTCGTCCAGCAGGAGCACGGTTTTCCTGTTGTTCTTCTTTTTGGTCGGGTGCCATAGAGTCAGCACGCCGTTTTTAACGTCCACGTCTTTTTCATCCAAGCGGAGCAGGTCGCCGGGGCGAAGGTTGGTATAGGTGCGGAGCAGGTCCACGCCGATCCAGACCTTTGGGTTTTCGTCCCAAGACTGCTTGCGTAGTTCGTCGAGTATGGCGCTCTGTGTCTCTAGGTCCGTTACGGGCCTCCATCCCAATGTGTAATTGATCTTCGGAAATTCAGGGATTTTGTGTCTTTCAATATACTCCTCTTGCACAAGGAATTGAAAGAAGTTGTGCAACGTTCCCTGATAATTCGCCTTTGTTTTCTTGCTGTTGCACGGCAAGCCTTGAATGAAGTGCTTAATCTCGCGGCGTCCAACATGCTTGACGTTGCGGTCCCCCCAAAGCTCGATTGCCTGGGTCATGTGATACCGCACCTTTCGCTTGTAATTGGGGCTTAAATCGTCGTCGGCTTCCTTCTCGGCAATGTATTCGCGGGCCAGCTTGTCAAAGGCTAACGGGTTGTCGGCTTGATGGTCGCGAGGGTCAAGGACACCCCTGTCCTCCTCCCACCGAAGGCCGGTTATGAACCGCCATGCCTTTTCGTAGTTGCTGAACTCCCTGCGGATACTCCTGCCGTAAGAGACGATGAAACCGGCGGTCGCCTGGACTTGCTTATGCTTGTCGCAGAAAAAACCCCCTAACCGCTCATTGTGAAACAGTTTTCCGCCGCAGATTCCACACTTTTGACGAGTGTAG